CTCAACGTAGGTTTCATAATACCCAGATATCTCACTTGGTTTAATACTAACTGAACTAGGGCCACCTTTAATTCCTCCGAATACAGTTACTGGAGCTTCAATAATGTTTTCAATACATTGCAGTATGCGACGGTTCATAACCGTGACTGCAGAACGTAATGAATTGTTTGGCCCTTCTAATTTAGCCGCAGCGTTACGCACATTCATGTCTGCTTCAGTGGCAGTCTCTACTCCGCGCTGTACATTACCTGACAAGATATTAGCTTTTGACAGTTCGTTCGTATAATCATGAACTTTATTAATTAGGTTATACGCGCTCATCGGGATTTCAGGAAGACTTTCAAATCTAATTTCCTGATCATCCATAAGATTAATACGCTTGCCCGGACCTATTTCAATCGGAGCGTCATTGTCTTCAGAGATATTTTTAGTAATAACTGGCGCAAACGTGGAAAAGCGCATCTGGATATCAACAGCAGTAAGCTGTCTGGCCTCAGTTTCAAGCATAGGGTGTACATAACGTAGTATTCCAACATACTTTTCTTCTGGTTTAGACTCAGCAGAGATTTCTCCCCAACCAGAATCTCGAATTACATACGGAACATAACCTGAATAAACAGGGTTTTCTTCTGTCGAGCGACCTGTTTCCCAATGGTATGGGTTAATACCTTCGTGAACTCGTGCACCTTTACACCAAATTACGTACTCGCCTGGGCTGTCACCATAAGGCTTTGTCCACATCTCGACGTATTCCACTTTGTCTGTGTCTTTATAGTCGGCAAGGTGATCATCCAATCCATACATGCGACGTGCGTCAGCTACGTATATTTTATAAAATTCGTACACATACTTAGGGTCATAACAATCACTAGGGTCTTCAATAATTGTTTCGGTCGGACAGTTAGTGATACTCCACAAGAACTCAGACTCACCTATTTTCTTCAGTTCACGTCTATACGCAAGTTTTTCTTTTCTTGGTGCATCATCTTCTGGTGGGTCTGGAATAAGATCCCAGCGAACCGCCTTTTTAAGAATGACTCGTCCGTCCTTTATAAGCTTCTTTTTGCCATGAGCAATAGGGTCGCCTTGCTGTATCTTTACTTGGTCCCAGAAAGACCGAAGAAACTGACGTTTTCGCTCTGCTAAATCCTGTTCTTTCTGTTGTTCAGAGTTAGTAGGTCTAGCTGGTACAAATATATGTGGCGTAGTCAAAATATGGTCAGCAAGGTTATCAACAGCATTACGTGCCGTCGGAGGTATCGTTGCACCAATACCCTGCTGAATCCATTCTTTGGGAATAATTTGTTGCTTGTTTGGATAATCAAGATTGTAGTAATCGTTGTCCAAATCTACAGCGGCAAAGTAGTTTCCATAGACCTCACGCTTCAGCATGAGAAATCTATTAAAGTCATTGTCCATTGAATCAGCTGATTCGTACTCTGTAGATACCATCTACCACCCCGATCTAGATTCTGCAAATGTTAAATATGAACCAGCGTTAGCACCGCTTGATGTATTTCGACGCTTTTTTGCTTTTTCAACAGCTAGAGCTAAAGCGATCACACAATCATCGTGATAGCCAACTGGTGCAGAGTATGTAATTTGACCCCCAGCCATAATTTTACCCTCATAAAGATTCAATTCTTTACGCAACTGTTCGTCATTCTTTAAGAAGTGTACTCTCTTATGCTCAATTTCGGCAGCCAATCCAGATATTATTTTTGCCTTTGACTGTGTTGTAAACTTAAATGGAGCGACTGAACACCCTTCTCGACGCAACATATCGACTACAGGCTCACCTACACCCGATGCATCAGTATGTATTGTTTGGCAATTAAACGAGTGAAATAAGTTCGTCACTCTCGGAACAAGCACTGTGTAATCTAACCCATTAAAACGATCCATCGCCACAATCGACATCTTTGGGATGTCTATTACATACGCTACGGTATAGTCATTAAGCTTCCCGATGTCTAAGCCCATTAAAAATGGGCCGTTAAAGATTTGCCAGTCTTCTACATCAAATAACTCGTCAGGATTCTTAAATATCTGCCCATCATCTTCAGCCCACTCAGCTAAGTACTGTTGCTTAAACTCATTGTCAGTTAAGTCTTCACGCATTAGCTCTAGTTCTTCAGGGTCAATAAAAGGGTTCGATGTGGATGGTACTGAAAACGAATTAAAGCGCCCTTCGTTATTATCAAGACCTCTTTGGAAGTATGAACGAAAGCGATTTTTGCCTTTAGCGATACCAATCGCTCGCAGTACCCCCTTAGAATCCGTTAATGCTGGCATGAAGTTAGCCCAGGCCTCTTCGTTAATGTCATGAGCCTCATCAACAAAGGCAGCCGTAACTCTATCGCCCTGCAATGACTTTGGATCGTCGGCAGTCTTGGCCTGAATGCGCCCACCGTTTACTAAGTCGATCAATTTTCTGTTTTTGTCATGACCTTTTTTTAAATGCGTCAGTGGACCGTTCTCTCCCACGAATAAATCCCAAATTGGCTCCCAGATTTTCATAGCAAGCTCATAATTAGGGGCAATTACGTACACCATCGACGGTCTATGGATATTTGAGCCGTCACGACGCTCAGTAAAGGCTTCTCGCACGACTTCTGCCACAATAGCTGTGGTCTTTCCGCTCCTTCTTCCACAAGCACCAATCATTCGGGTGAATTTCTTAGGTTCTGACGCAGGGATGTGTACTAAATCCTGTTGCCACGCAAATGGCTCGTAAGCAACCTTCCCAGGCATCATTCTTTCCCATAATGGGTGATACCACTTTTCTTCGAAAAGGCTAGGAGACATCTATTATCCTTTGCACTCGTAATAACTCGTCAACAATATCTTTCGTGTTGACTTCTTCCTGTACTTCAGACGGCTTTCCTAGAAAAGTGTCGCGCCAAGTTATTAATGCAGGAACATCAGCTCTGCCAACAGCTTCCATGAGCTTTCTGTACCATAAGTCTGCATGACCTGAGTCCATGACCTCATCCATAAGCTGAGTGCGGAGCAACTTCATGTTCTCGTTTAGCTTATTCGTAGGAAATCCAGAGCCCTTAACCACATGACCACGCTCGTTTCGGACAACTAATGCTCCGGAGGTGTTTTTTTGGATAGACCACTCGCCCTTTTCAACTAATTCCGCAACCTCGTCGCGTCCTAAGTCTCCATAACCGCGTGTGATGTCCTCTGTCGTTACTTCTTCAGACATTGAAAACCTTCTTTGCATCTTCAGTTAAGCGCACTGTACGGGATACCCCGTTCGCATAAAATAATAACCCCTCGCCGCGCATCTTGTTTAAATAAAATTGCACGACCGAAGTGCTACTTAAGTTACAACCTTCTTGTAAGTCTCGATATGAGGGTGCATAACCGTGTTCTCGTGAAAATTTGCGCACAAATACTCCAATTTCACGCATCTTAGGATACGTACGCATCTCTCTTAGTCTTTCTTCTTGATAAACACTAAACATTATTGCCTTTTATAGGATATGGCTCGAGTACTATATTCTCGACTGCTTCTCGCGGTATTAGTATCTTTGACCCGAGCTTGAAAGCTTTCATCTTACCCGTTTTTATAAGGCCAGATAGCTGACTCTCTGATATACCCAGCGTCGTTGAGGCTTCTCGTAGGCTATAGTACAGCTTTGCAGTGTTTTTACGCATTTTTAGCAGGCCAATCTGGAAATCCAACGCTATCTTCAGTAAACTCCGCCATAGCTTGCATTTTTAGGTAATCGTACTGATGTGTTGGATCATCATCCATACGTGTTTGAAGAGCTTCATCCCACTCTAGACGTAGAGTCATTTCCATTAAATGAATTAACCCTATGAATGACTGAATGTTGTCAGAATATAAAACTAACCTGTCGCCTACTTGGGTTTGCTCGCTCGTATTAGGGTCTTTATGTATTCGTATATTACTTTCTATTACAAGACCGAGTGTCTGTAGCCCATTTCTTCCTGTTCCCGGGATACCGTGTTCTTGTTGTGAATCAAGGTGACAACCAATGTTTCCGAATGGAATTTCAAATAAAATTTGGTTGTCTATTGACTCTTGGTATGCTTTTCTTGCGATGTCGCTTGGGTCTTTTTTCATGTTACCTCCATTTAGAACAGAATTATAGAACAACTATCAAGCAGAGTGCAAGTGCCTAGGCTTTTCTTGTGAGTAGCTGAAAAGATTCTATATCTGTTTCATATCGGACGACCTCTCCCCTCAACACCGGGGGCCGGGGTGACCTTTGCCCAGGGTACCCAGGCCTTACGAGACAACGTAAGGTATGCATGGCAGTGTGAATGTGCACCTAGACCGTCACGGTCAGATTTTGAACGACCTTTTGAGGACCTCCGGAGAACCTCGGAACTCTACCAGGTCTATTTGATTTCGATCATGGTTGGCGGTCGTTGGGTGAGGTCTAACACGAGAGCAAGAGAGCACGTACTAGGTTTGTCGGTCTACTGCGTTTCGTTGTTGGTCTGATGCGTTCACCTAATAGCTGATAAACTTTAGGAGTGTTTCAGGATTAGAAACGAGAGTTAACTAATCATGAATAAAACAGCAACCGGAACCGAAGTCCAGCAAAGAGTAGCCAACACTTTTTTAAGTGGTTTGGATTTACTCG